GTTATAGTATCTGAGTACCAACCTGCCGACTCCATTTTTATAGTCTTCGATATTTTTCTTATGCCACTCTTTAGAGTATCTGCTACGTGCTAACCACGTTACGAGCTCACCCTTCTGGTATATAGGGAAGATAATATGATTTTTCATTCTCATATCCTCTGTGGAACCGACTCTGAATATATTATACTGTCTCTCTGTGAATCCCCTGGAATCGAGGTAGTCGTCGTAGTACACTCTCCTATATTTATACGGTAACTCTACCTTCGTCGTCTCTGTATCGTCATGTATCGTCTCCTGTTCGATCTCCAATAGGTTATCTTTAGACGAAGCTGAGTAACCTTCTATAAGATCTCTCCTGTTTATAAATACGAGATAGTTGAAGAGAGAGGTGGATTCGCCGCAACGCATACACTTAACAAGCCCACCTCCATCGTTCGTGAAGAGTATACCGAACTTGTCGTGCCTCTCACAGCCAAACATGCAGATTGTGTCGGCTGAATTATACCACCCCTTGTTTCCATTGAGTGTGAGCGATAGTTCTTTTATGATTCGATCCTTATTCATACATCAAAACCCCAGCATCGTTGCTTGCGCTACTGTCATGTTATATTTTTCTGAATCTTTGAAATTATCGAGCATTGTTTTGATATAGTGGATCTCCTTCTGACACTCTACATATTGTCTCGCTTTTTCATCGTATCTGTTCTTTAACTTATCTGTTTCTGAAGGTTCTGGCGAATCTGAAGACTCTGTTAACATTGAACGATCGTACAGTTTTGGAATATCCATCAATTTATCTTCGAATCCATAAACTGCATAATAGTTCATGTCACAATCAGGCTGAGAACCTATCTTATTTATAAGTTCCAACATCTTCTTCTTATATTCAGATAGCTCTCTCAATTCGTCTTTCTGTATATCTATCAACCTATCCTTTAATTCTTTACCAGTCTTAGATATTTTAAAATCGCTGTCATAAACAAATCTATTTATATGCGCCTTATAAATATTGTTTATAACTGATTTATTAGTAGACAATCCAGCTTCTGATAATGCAATAGCGAGGGCTTGTTCTTTTGATGTAACTTTCTCTCCGGAAGAAGATTTTAGAGTGCCTTCTTTGAACTCTCTCATCACCTTAGCTATCTTCTTCTGTTGAGCTTCTGTGTGTTCGGCTTTCTGCAGGTCTGAGGGTTGGGATTTATAATTACTAAAGGATAATCTATCTTTTTCTTTAATATCTTGAAAAATATCAATCTCTTCATCAGTTAAATCGCTACCTTTGAATCCCTTACCATACTTATTTTCAAGAAAAGCCTTTGCTCCAAGAACAGTTTTAGCTTCTTTCAAACTTTTAGGAAGGTTCTCTTTCTTTGTTTTGTAAGAACCGGAACCAACATATTCTTCTTTCTTCTCTTCTTTGTTCTGTGTTGAGTCTTTCTTTTCTTTGAGATATTTTGATTTTACATCTTTCAAAAATTTCTTAATCTGTTCTTTCTCTTTTTCGTTAGCTTCTGAAAACTGTTTACCAAATTTTTCTTGAACTTTTTCTTTTAAGAAGTTGTTGTAATTACCAGAATCTCCAATCTTATCTGTCTTAATCCTGTTCTCCTTAGGCTCCTCGTAGATGTACTTGTAGTTTCCTGGCGTTCCTTCTCTGCGGATGTACTTAGCTTTCTCGATCATCTCGTCTTCTGGTACTCCTGCTTTTTGCAATGTATCAACTATGTCGAACAAGTCATTCCTACCAGTGAATGTCTCAACAGACGACTTCTGCAGCTGCTGGTGTTCTAAAATCTTCCTCTCAAATGAATTCATATCTTAATATTTTTTATTACGTAATAATTTTTATAAAAATAATAAAATTTTCCCATATATAATTACAAGTTCTCACTTTTTTTATACATCTCAAGAGTTGCCTTTCTGTCGTAGAATGCTCCCTTGTCGTATCCAGTCTTGATCTTGAACAGATCTAACTTCAACTTGTAGTTCCTGAACTTGTCTATAAACACTCTGCCGAGATTGTTCTTAGTCTCCTCTCTCGTGGAGTTGAATGTCATCACATAGGAGAACGGCTTCACAAGAGTCCTATTACCTTCTGTATTACTCCTCGTAAGATACTGGTCGGGATCGTTCCAGCCGTTGAAGTCAGAAGCTTGGGCGACCGTAAGCAGCCTCATAGGATAGAACTCTGTACACAGATCCTTCATGAGCTGAGCAACCTTATCCATCTTCTCCTTCTTGTATTTGGGATCTCCATCTATCTTCTTATTGACACCCGTAGAGAGTAGGTCTAACGAGTCCACTATGACGAGGTCGGGGAACTTACCGTTTATATTGTGATAGTCTATTATAAGCTCTCTAACGTCTATCATCGATGCCTCACCGAACTTGTCGAACGAATAGATGAATAGCTCTCTACCCCTCGAGTTCATCCTCTCTGCATACTCCTCCAGCTTCTTGAACTCCTCAGGTGTGAAATCTCCCCTTTTCACATCTGAGTAGCTGCTCTTAGTCCACATCTGTGCGTACTTGTCGTACGCTTCCTGTTTTCCACCCTCTAACTGGATATGCAGTACATCCTTGCCGAGTCGACAGTTGTACATCCCCGTCCACTTCAGTGTAGTCGACTTACCGACTCCAGAACGCATTATCCACATGGCTATATCTCCCGAATCTATACCACCTGCTGTGATGTCGTCCAGCTTATCTATACCGAATGGTATCTTCTCGTGTTCCTCTACGTTCTCGGCATCTTCTCTGCGTTCCTTCATCTGCGTATCGAAGTCCTTATACAGCCTCAGAAATCCGCTCTTCTCTGACTTCAGCGAGAAGTTCACTATGTCCTGCGACTCCTCTGCAGAGAGTCTCATCGCCTCTTCTTTCCTGTCATCACGCTGGTCTGAGTACAGGTCTACTATCTGTTGGTTGAGTATCTTGAATCTCTGATTCTTTATGAATGCTTCCAGTTGATTCAAGAGCTCATCCTTATCTACTACATTTGCTGAGCGGATAGATGTGAGAGCCTCCTGTACGTCCACATCCTCTATGTGCTGCTGACTGACGACACCGAAAGACGGTAAGTTCTTAGTGGTTGTGTTTATTAGGCTCTTTAGTATCTTCTTGTAACTCCTGAGCTCGGAAGGGATGTACTCGTACTTGACATGGCTCTTTACTATATCGTAGACATCTCTCTTCAAGAATACCAACCGGAATAGCTCGTTGAGAAAATCGTTGGAGAATTTATTCATATATGCGATAGTTTAATATTTTCAGACGTTAAATATAATAAAATTATACGTAATAAATCGAAGGTGAGACTTTATGCTCAATAAGATAATATAGTGCAATCCAACTCGACATCACCCCGTCGTCATGCTGACCTAAAGACTCTAACGTACCTTTATCTTCATTGTAACCTATACTATTAAATTCTCCGAGTAATTGCATAACTTGATTCTTAGATTCTTCTGCTTCGCTCGCTGGTACTTTTATCTCGCCCCTCTCAAAAAATGCGCTTAGTGATGGGAGCCCTTCGTAATCAGACTTCTTATTACCAGCCACTGTCTTAAAATCTTCAACATTCTTCAACCCTCTCTGTCTAACGAGCTCAGCTATTATACTCTGAAATCCATTACTTTCACAAACTATTTTATTAGGGTGAAATGCACTATCTAACTGAATTATCTTGTTGACTTGTTCATTGGTCGATGCACCTTTCTTTCTCCATACATGTAATAAATAATAATTATTGTTTGAATCTCTCCCCCAAACTGTATAAAAAGTATAATCTGCGCCTATATTAGCTGATTTTGCGAAATCACAACCAACAACCACTTTCTCTAATTTAATAGGGAAGCTCTGGATGTTGTCGACGAACGAGACGTGCTCCATACCTACAAATGACTTTTCTAAGAAGTTCCATGGAAATAAAGTAGCTCCATCCGATACTGGTGCTACCAATATCTCCCTTGAGAACACGATACTTCCCAGTGTCTTCTTCAAA